TCCCAGAGTTTTACGAAAAGAATATAGGGGCAATGTTGCGTGGTGGAGTAGGAACAGGGAAGACATNCTTTGCTTGTTGCATTGCAAATGAGCTGATAAATAGGGGGTATACAGCATATGTTACGTCTATGCCAGAGATATTGACATATATGGCAGTAGGTGAGGAGCGGCGGCATGTGATGGATAAAGTATTATCAGCAGATTTGCTTGTTCTTGATGATTGGGGCGTGGAGCGAGACACTTCCTATGCCGTGGAGCAGGTCTATTATGTTATCGATAGTCGTTTGAAGATGGATAAGCCAATGCTGATTACCACGAATTTGTCCGAAGAAGATTTACATAGTGCGCCTTCTTTATCCTTGCAAAGGATTTACGACAGAGTGTTGGAGGTATGTCCGTTCATAATAGAGATTAACACAGGCTCAAGGCGTCCACAAAGTGCGGATAAGAAGCGAAAACAGTTATTCGAAATACTTGGAAAAGGTATTGACAATCCGAATATATAGTGTATAATAAAATTATGAAGATAAAGAAGGAGGGAGCGGGAATGAGACAGGAAGTTGGAACGGTGGCGTGTGTGGTAAAGGACAGAAGGGTCTTTGTGTCCGTGCAAAGAGGAGCAATTCCCGAGTTAGATGGTAAGTTCATCAGCAGGCATGTAATGTTGAAGCTTGGCGATGAAGAGTTACCCGTAGTAGTTAGGCGTTGCGAGTTGTGGCCACAGAACAAGTGGGGCGAGATAGTGTGGTCTATGCTAATGGAGTTTGAAAGTGAAGACAAAGACCCTGCATTTTTGGATGGAACTCACCCTGTAATTGTGCTTGATTGTAGAGAAGAGTTCAGCGATGATGAAGATTATATCAGGGTGCAAAGGTAAGGAGGTGGCGGGAATGACAGGGAATAAAGAGAGTTTGAGAATGAAGCTTGAAGATATTGCAGGAGAGCTGGGGAACATGTCAGATTACCCTGCAATAGGCGATTACCAGAAGATGGCTCACCATTTGATTGTTACAAGCCTCGATTCGGTGTTAGATTGGTGCGATAATGGTTGCGCTACTTCGGAAGAGTATATCGACGAGGCAATAGCCATATTTACTGAAGATATTTTTTATAAGCTGAATGAGATGGCAGAGAAGGTGGAGGCATTGTGCGAGGAAGAGTTGACATATAGAGAGGCTGCAGAAAAAGTGCTTGACATAGCCATTGAGTTTGAAAATGACATGAGGCACGAAATAGCGGATAGGATAGAGAGCGTCCCTGTAGTGGAAGGATGTTCAATAGCTTTAAAACAAGTTACAAGTTACCTTCACGATTTGGTGCAGATGTAGGTATTGACAATGATAATATATGGTGTATAATAAAATTATGAAGATAAAGAAGGAGGGAGCGGGAATGAAACAGGAAGTTAGGACAGTATCAAGCGTAGTGCAGGATGGCAAGGCGTATGTGTATGTGTTGCAGTCGTATATCCCAGTATTAGAAGGCAAGAGCGTTAGTAAGATGGCTGTTGTAAAGTTGGGGGACGTTGAGATCCCTGTAATAGTAGAGAGGTTCAATGTGTTGCCGCAAATTAGAGGCGGTAAAGTGGTATGGTCAATGGTAGTGGAGTTAAGAAGCCAAGACATGGAACTTAACTTTTTACACGGAGCCAGTCCTATAATCGTGTTTGATTGTAGGGACGAGGCAAGTGAGGAAGAGGAAGAAAACTTTATACAGGTGAGGTGGTTGGCATGAAAATGGTAGATTTGGAAGGGCGTTTACTTGAGGCAAAGAGTGATATGAGTGAGTTTACAGTGTTGTTTGAGAATGACATTAAGTATGTTAGGCGTGAGCGGTTAGTCCCAGATGCTTATACCTGTTACGATAATGAGTGGGTCTTGCTAAAGATTAAGGACGTAACAATTGTTGTGGATTGGAGCAAGGATGAGCCAAAGGCTGGATTAAAGGTAACGTTTACCTCCAAACAAATGCAGAGTATCGTAACAATGCAAAGAACACACGGACTTGAGTTGAAGCCAACTATAAGGTTCTTACTTGATGATGTTGGAGTGCACGAAAACGTTGTTGAGGTGATGGTATAAAGGTATAATAAGAGGTAGCTGGAGTTGTAGGGAGGAGGTGAGACGGATAACAAAAGAGGTACGAAGTTGGGGGAGGACAACACCTCCCCCATTTTTCATTTTATGGTATACTGTAGGCGTGAAAGCAAGTGTTATATGCAGAAAAGGGGGCAAAATATGTTCTTTGATGTCGGGAATGGGTTGTTTATTAGTACAGATGCCGTTTGTAGCATGTTGCTTGTAAGTGATTTCGACCAAGAAGGCAATGAAGTGTGGTACATTAAATTGTTTGGTACGTTCTATTTACCTGAACGCTATGTTGCTCCAGATGGCGGGCTGGTAGTTGGGCCATTCAAAACACGGCAAGAGGCTGAAAAATATATCGGATTAATGGATGAAGAGATCGTTTTCGAGGCTGAACATGTTGAGGCGCATTGATGAGATTAAAGCTGAAGGGTCAGTTATAAACATAAAGATAACTTCCGATGAGGATGTAAAAGGTTCTTTGTATTTGCTTTCCGATGTGCACTTTGATGCTGTGGCGTGCGATAGGGATGCGTTGAAGCGTAGCCTTGACAGAGCATTAGAGGAGGATGCGGCAATTATCATAGGTGGCGACTGGTTTGACGCAATGCAAGGTAAATTTGATCCGAGGCGCAATTTGGATGAACTAAGGCCAGAGTATAGATGCGAGAAGTATTTTGACGTGGTGGTGGAAGATAGCGCAGAGTTTCTAAAACCCTATGCGAGAAACATTATCGCTGTAACGCAAGGCAATCACGAGCTGGCTGTTAGAAAAAACTCCAATACCGATTTGTGCGATAGGTTGGTATTTCATTTACGTTTGGCTGGTAGCCGTGCGGTAACAGGTAAGTGGAAGGGTTGGTTCAGGTTTCGCTTTTCAGTTAAAGGACATAATTCATCGTTGAAAATGTATTATGCACATTCAGCCGCAGGTGCAAATGCTCCAGTAACCCGAGGCGTGATAGCTACAAATAGGCAAGCAGTATATGAACCCGATGCTGACATTGTGTGGAATGGCCATACACACACAGCATACCTTGTACCGATTGTTCGAGATAGGTTGAGCAATAAAGGAAGAGTTTATCAAGACATCGGCTGGTATGTGCGGACACCGGGATATAAACGTGATTGGCAGGAAGACGATTCATTCATAGCGCAGAAAGGTTTCGGGCCACAGCCAGTTGGATGTGCAAAGGTAGATATTTACGCTGGGTATAAGGGTTTCCCAAGGGTGCGTACAAATTTGGAGATTGAGGCATGAACAGTAAGCGTAAAGGCAAGCGAGGAGAACTTGAGCTTGCAAAGAAGTTGCAGGAGTATGGCTTTGAAACAAGACGTGGCCAGCAGTATTCGGGAATTGGTGGCGATGATGTTGTAGGTTTAGAGGGTATTCACATTGAGTGTAAGAGAGTGGAGCGACTAAATGTTTATGATGCTATGGAACAAGCTATAAAAGATGCNNAAGCAGATGAGCTACCAGCAGTATTTTGGCGTAAGAACAAGAAGGAGTGGCTTGTTACGATGACTTTGAGCNATTGGATTGAGCTTTATNAGGGATGGCTGNGGAGCGAAAAAAATGTTTAATGGGGTNNATGGCGTCATAAAGGGGTCACAAAGGGGTCATATGCGCCACAAAGGGGCCAAGTGCGAGAAGTTTTAGAGTTTGACATGTTATCTCACAGAAAGGATGAGGTAGATAGAATTATGAGCGATGACAAGTTTGATAGTATGGAAATTATAAATAGAGAAAGGAAACAAGAGATAATGAAGAGACAGAGTGCGCACGATTATGTCTTTTGCCCAGAGTGCGGCGCAAAAGTAATACATGATAGCGGTTGTGTAACTTGTCCGTTGTGTGGGTGGAGCTTGTGCGGGTGAATGACGTTTACGAAGTAGTTAGAAAGCGTGCTAATGGAAGGTGTGANTTGTGNGGNAANTTNNCNANNGATTTNNAANTGCATCATGTGGTTTCAGGCTATGGCAGAAGAAAAGCGCATGAAAGCGTAGAAACGTGTATAATGTTATGTGTGGAATGTCATCGTGCTGTGCATGATAATGCNAAGTTGAACAGAGCATTAAAATTGTTAGTTGAAGAACGCCTATACCGTGCGGGGTATAGTGAGAACGAAATAAGACAAATAATGGGGGGGAGGTTATTTTAATGACACAACCGCAAGTGCAGATGGTTGCAATAGATGAGCTAAAGCCACATCCGAAGAATCCGAGAAAGCATAGCGAAAAGGCAATCAAAAAGCTTGTTGCAAGCATCAGGGAATTTGGCTGGACTAATCCTATTCTTGTATCTGAGGACGGAGTGGTATTGGCAGGACANGCGAGATTAAAAGCTGCAAAAAAGGCTGGGCTGAAGGAAGTTCCCGTTATCGTTCTACCGTTGAGTGGTGCAAAGGCCGATGCGTATATGATTGCAGACAACCGATTGCAAGAAGATAGCGACTGGGATGAAGAGTTACTTGCAGAATTGGTAGAAGAGTTAAAAGACCAAATCGACTTAGCTATCACAGGGTTAGAAGAGAAGGAAATTAACGAGATTTTCGGCGAGATTGCAAAAAATACCGATTACGTTAGCCGTGGCGAGGCAGTGCATTATGAAGTGAAAGGGTTGCAGCCAAGTATTGAAGAGTTGTGCGATGATAGTAAGACAAAGGAACTTATAGCGGAGATTGAGAAGTCAAAGCTCCCAAAGAAGGAGAAAGAGTTCTTAATTAAAGCGGCACAAAGGCATTTGGTATTCAATTATTCCAAGATAGCCGAGTACTATGCTCATGCGAGTAAAGAGATGCAGGAACTCATGGAAAAGTCAGCTTTAGTCATAATTGATTACGATAATGCGATAGCTAATGGGTATGTGGAGCTGACAAAGACAATAGAACAGCTGATGCGAGAAGCACGAGATGCGGGATGATTTCGGTATTTTCATTGTGAGTCATGCACGTGCAGAAGAAGTTTTAGACAATACGTTGAAGGTGCTCCAGCGTGGGCGGTACACTGGGCAATGGTGGATTGTCGTTGATGATGAAGACCCGCAGCTTGATTTGTATAAAGAGTTATGGAGCAAGCGGCTGTTGATATTTTCCAAGAAAGAGATGCTGGACACCATAGACTTGTGCGATAACTTTTACGAAGATAGGAAGACAGTTCTATTTGCCCGTAATAAGTGCTATGACTTGGCGAGAGAGTTGGGATTAACGTATTTTGCGATGTTGGATGATGACTTAAAGGCGATACACTACAGGTTTGTTGAAAATGGCAAACTGCGAGGTGCACATGTAACAAATTTGGATGAGCTGTGCGATGCGGTGATAAAGTTTCTTGAAGTGTCGGGGGCAAAGATTGTTGCATTTGGACAAGATGGCGATTTTATAGGAGGAGCAAAAGGAAGGTTCAAACAAAAAGTTATCCGTCGTGCGGTAAACTCATTTTTCTGTAAGGTAGATAGGCCAGTCCAGTTTCGGGGAAGGATATACGAGGATACGATAGCTAACATAACACTGGGTATGCGAGGGGATTTGTTTTTTACCATATTGGATGTGCAGACATCACAGCGAGCGATGGGTAAACTAAAAGGCGGGATGAAGGAGGCTTACGATTATTATAGCTACTATGTAGCTGCATTTTATAACGTGATGAATGCACCCGGAGTTGCAAAGGTATTAGTAACCCACAAGGATAAGCGGCGGTTTATAAACTCCTATGCGTGGGACAAATACGTAGTGCCCATTTTAGACGAGAAGTATAAGAGATGAGAGAAGATTTCGCCATATTCATTTTAAGCCATGAACGTGCCGATAATATAAAGACGTTAAAGATGTTGGCGGAAGCGGGGTACACAGGCCGATGGTATATTGTTGTAGATGATGAGGACAGGCAGTTAGAAAGGTACAAGGAGCTTTACAAGGACAAAGTTCTTGTATTCAGTAAGGATGAAGTAGCCAAGACGATAGATGTCGGCGATAACTTTGATTTCAAAAGTGCAATTGTGTATGCAAGGAATGTGTGCTTTGATTTGGCGGAGCAGTTAGGGTTAAAGTATTTCTTGGAGCTTGACGATGATTACGATTCGCTAATGTACCGTTACAGTAGGTACGGCGTGTTGAAAGCCGCAAAAGTGAACAATTTTGATGAGTTGTGCGAGGCGATGTTGAACTTCCTTGATGTGTCAGGAGCGCATGCTGTATGCTTGGGGCAGGGAGGGGATTTCATAGCAGGAGCCAAGACAGGGTTGTGGAAGCAAGGTTTCAGCAGAAAGGCTATGAATACGTACTTCATGCGTACCGATAGAAGGTTTAAGTTCGTCGGTAAGTTGAACGAGGACGTGTGTACATATACGTGGTTAGGTAGTAGAGGCTATCTATTCCTTACAATACCGTTTGCAATGGTGAAGCCAGCAGGGACACAGTCAATGAAAGGTGGCATAAGTGATTTGTACAAGAAAGTCGGTACGTATGTAAAAACATTTTACGCTGTAATGTATATGCCCAGTGCGGTGAAGGTAGCAGTAATGACAACATCACATGCGAGGGTGCATCATAAGGTATATTGGGAGAATTGTGTACCGCAGATACTGTCGGAGAAGTGGAAGAAAGGGGGTAAGTGATGTTCATTGATGCGTCAAAGTTGCTGTTCTACCAAGAGCGGTTTAAGGAGCGGAGGCCCATAACAGCTGAGATGATGCTGACTAATTTCTGTAACTACGATTGCCCGTATTGTCGGTATAAGCATGGTACAGGGTATTTTACATTTGAGCGTTTTAAGGATGCCGTAGAAGTGTTGNGGGGGTTAGGTGTGCGAGGCTTTAATTTGACAGGTGGAGGCGAGCCTTTGCTTAATCCCGAGATAGACGAGATACTCAGTTGGTTGGATGAGCAAGGGATTAGCTATGGGATAAATACAAACTTTACACGGTACGTAAATTGCAAGGCTAAATGGATAAAGGTATCGTTACATCAGGGACATGACTTGAGCGGCGTAATTGAGAATATGAAGCGGTTTCGTAAAGAGAATAAGACTACTACGTTAGGTGCGCAGATAATTGTTGAGAGTGTGGAGGATGTGCGGCATCTGTGGAATGCGTATAAGGATTTGGACGTGGACTATATTGTTTTTCGTCCAATAGAGATGCCGGGCGGCTATTACGAGGATGTGCACGATATAGTGGAAGAGTTGGAAGCCATAGACGATAAGAAGTTGCTCATAAACTACAAGTGGTATTACGTTAATGAGAGGTGCGAGCGTTGTTATGCTGATTGGACAGTGATAACAGTAGATTGGAACGGTAACGTATGGTATTGCTGTCACAAACCCGATGAGGTAGTCGGTAATTTGTTTAAGGGTGATGTGCTGGAAGCCAAACGTAAATGGGTAACAGACATGTCTAAATGCGATATACCGTGTAGGCATACCGCAAATAATATAATACTGAAAGAGTACCGAGAGCCAAAGCATGTGGAGTTCATATAAAAGGAGGTGAAGAAGTGGGAAGACCAAAGGGTTCTACCAAGCTGACAAAAGATATCCAAGATAAGATAGTTTCAGCGATTAGATTAGGCAATTATATGGAGACAGCAGCTGCTTATGCTGGGATAAGCAAGGATACTTTATATGCTTGGTTGAAGCGTGGGCAACGTGAGAAGGAAAAGAAGGAGAAAGACCCGTCATACGAAATCCCAAAATATGAACGTCAGTTTGTGCGATTTTCTGACGCAGTAGAAAAGGCACTTGCAGAAGCTGAGATGAGAGACGTCATGATTATTTACGAAGCATCAAAAGAGCAGTGGCAGGCAGCAGCTTGGAGGTTAGAGAGGAAGTTCCCTGACAGATGGGGTAGGAAGTTGAGCGTAGAAGGGAAGCAGGAGCTTATCATCCCGAGAGTTGAGATAATATATGAAAACACTGATACAGAAGACTGACAAAGGAATAAAGATAAAGCCACATAGGGGTCAGCAGTTAGTTCTTGAGGCCAAGGAACGTTTCGTTGCGATGATTTGTGGCACGGGTGGAGGGAAGACATCATTAATCCCAGTGTGGCTGTTGCAGGAGTTGAGGCGGGACTGGGAAAATGGCATTTTCGATAGTGCGTATTTGGTTGTCAGTCCAACGTATTCCATGCAAAGAAGGTTCATCGTTCCAGCAATAACAGATTTGTTTGATGCCGTTACAGGTGGAGTATTGAGCAACGTTGATAGGTGTTATTACTTGCCGCAGGGGAATAAGATTTATTTAGGTTCAGCGGATAATCCGTTTACGTTGGAAGGAGTTCACGTATATGGTGTATGTTTGGATGAAGCGGGACAGATGAGGCGTGAGGCTTGGGACGTAGCATTAAGGCGTGTAGGCTTTTACCAAGGGCGGATATTGATAACAACTACACCGTATAACAATGGGTGGCTTAAAACAGAATTTTACGACAAGTGGAAAGCGGGGCTACCCGAATATAGAGTGGTTCAGTTTGCGAGTGTAGAAAACCCTGCATACCCGAGAGAAGAGTTCGAGAGAGCCAAGAGAGACTTACCTGAATGGATGTTCAAGATGTTTTATATGGGTGAGTTTGCGAAACCCGAGGGATTAGTTTACCAAGATTTCAATCCGAGTGTGCATGTTGTCGAGCCATTTGATATACCGAAAAATTGGACACGGATTGTGGGGGTAGACTTTGGCTATAATAATCCGTTTGCTGTGCTGTGGTTGGCGATAGATGGAGACAATAACATTTACGTATACCGAGAATATTACGAGCGAGAGAAGTTGCCCAAAGAGGCAGGGGAAGATATTGTGCGTTTATCAGAAGGCGAGATGATTGATGCTGTCATATGCGACCCATCACGTCCAGAGGGTATGGAGGATTTGAGGCGGTTAGGATTACCAGTTCAAGCGGCTGACAATTCCGTATTAACAGGTATACAAAGAGTAACAGAGAAGTTGAAGGCAAGGCAGTTGTTTGTATTCCGTGGGTTGCAGAATACGTTAAATGAGTTTGAGGTGTATTCGTGGAAGGTTATCAATGGTGCACAATCAGAACAGCCAGTAAAGGAGTTCGACCATTCTATGGATGCGTTGCGATATGCTATAATGTACATAACAGAACACATTGAAAAGCGTAATCCTAAAGGGATTGACGTCTTGCGGGAGGTGAAGATTTATGATAAATCCGTTTAAGTGGATAGTAGGGGAGATATCAAAATTAAGGCAACCTGATTATGGGCAATATGGATGGGTTGTCAATGCTTATAACACGCCATATTCATTAAATACCTCACGAGTAAATTATCAGTTAGCACGTGAATTATATCACAATACAAACGAAGCTTATAAGTTAGGAGCGGGGTTTGCAAAGCAGATAATAAATACATTAGCTGGTATCAGTTTCAATCCCTCTTAGGTAGGCTAAAAACGAGTTTACATGTATTAGCCCAATCGTTACTCAAACAGTTTCAATCCCTCTTAGGTAGGCTAAAAACTTCCTCGTTCGGGCCATAATCATAACGTGGTCACTAGTTTCAATCCCTCTTAGGTAGGCTAAAAACCATTGTAGCTACTTCCGCTTTTGTAGCTGGCTTGTCGTTTCAATCCCTCTTAGGTAGGCTAAAAACTCAAATATCTTTTCGTCAGCAAATTGCCACGCTAATGTTTCAATCCCTCTTAGGTAGGCTAAAAACCTGAGGAAGCGCGAGAGAGTGACGNANGNATANTAGTGTTTCAATCCCTCTTAGGTAGGCTAAAAACGTATTTTCCTGAAAACAGATACCTGATTTTTACA